TTTTTTGAACTTTGAGAAACGCTTGGTAATTCTTTAACGGTATTTCGTTAATTGAACTTGGTACGTCTATGTCTATGCGCATATCTTAATAACTTTTATTTCGTGTTTTTGTAGTTTATAGCAACTTCATAGGCTCTTAATAACATTTCAAAATGCGCTGGGAAACGCGCCATATTGTTAAATACGATTTGCACCCGTACCCCTTTACGTTCATAAATGTAATTTTCGACTGCGGTAATCATTACCCGCATATCGTTCGTTTTATCGAATTGCATATTTGCCGTAATTAGCATTTAACCCTAACGTTTCCATTTCGTGGTAACGTAAAGCGTCGATTGCGTGATTATTAAAGTCGATTGGCTTGTTTAATCGTTTTCCTGTTTTGTCCGTGTCCCAAACGTAACCCCTCAACTCTTTAATTAAGTTCGTGCTTTGGCTTGTAATTAAATACTCGTTGCGTTGCATTACATCTATTCCGTAATTGATTGAATCCTTGCCTTTGGTTACACCTTTAATCGTTTTTCCGTAGCGTCTTATTTCCTCGATTGATTTCGGCTCGGAGCTATCCGCATAAATAGCCACGTTATTCGGTACTAATTTGGAAATATCGCTATTTAATAAACCCCTTTGATAAATCAATTCATTAACTATTCGTTGCCCGTTGTACGAATAAACCTCAACTATCGCCGTCGGGTCGTTCGTATAACCGAAGTCCATACCCAACCCCAATAAACGCGCTTCCTTTGGTATCGTGTCTATTATTTTCCAATTACTGAAAACAACGCCCTCTAAAATACCTAATTGCCCCTCTCCGTAAACTTTCCACCAATTAGCCCAATAACTCGACGTCTTCGCTTTTTCCTTATTTTTTTCAATTTGGGTAACTATGTTTTTATCCAACGCTTCGTTGTCCTTGTAAGTAAGAATAAGGAAATCGGAATCGGGTTCGTCTTTTAATTCCGTATGTACCCAAAATTCCTGCGCTGGGTTGTAATCTAAATATATTTCTTTTCGTGTTCGAATTGCTAACTCGTTGTAAGAATCAAACGTAACGTTATTGCATTCGTTTATGTATAGCACGTCCCTACGCGCACCCCTTAATTTTGTACTATCGTCTGCGCTGAAAAACTCGACTACCGAGCCATTTGCAAACTCGTAACGTAATAAAGATTTATTAAACCTATCCTCAATAAAACGCCCCGTCCATTTCATTATTTTAATAAAGTCCTTTAACGCGCCACGTCTTAAATGGGGTATGGTTTCTGCAACTACGCTTATCTCTATGCCGTGAATTAAACACGCCTTGTTTATTAGTACTGCGAGTATTGAATAAGTTTTCGAAGCACTCGTCCCCCCCTGAATAATTTTAACCCGTCTTTTTAACCCGAGTACCTTATTCGTCGCTGTCGTCCTTTTGAACATCGGGAAATAAAGGAATTTCGATATTAGTTTGTTCGATTTGCTGAACGGGCGCGCCGTAACCCGAATCCATTAACGCCTTGTAAGCGTTTACATCGCCCTCACGTGCTTTTTTAATTAACGCCAACGTCATTAAATCCTCTTGCGACATTGTTTCGTTTTCGCCTGTGATTGGGTTTTTTAAGTTCTGGTTTACTTCCAACCAACGGCGTGCTATTGTACTTCGGTTCTTGCTTCCCTTTGGTCTTCCGTTAGGGTTTCCGCTTTCGCCTTTCTTAAATGGTATTAAATCTTCTTTGCTCATTCTGTTTTTATTCTGTTAATAACGTGCTATAAAAGTTTATAGAACGTGTTAATTAGCTGTTTCGCCTTTTCGTAGCCTCGTTTCGTGGTTAACGTACCGTCAAAATCAAAACTAATCTTTTCCCCTGCTAACTTCGTCTTAAAAGCGTCTTGACAAACTGCGAACCGCTGGTCGGTATCGTATTCGTTTACCATTACTGAATCGGACATACATCGTTGCATAAAATCCTTTTCGGATTCGTTTTTATTTGGCTTCGGTATCGGCATTTTCCTCTTTGTAAATTGCGTACAACTTATTTAATTTATTTACCACTTCACGTAAGCAACTCCCGCACGAAGTCGGTTGCATTTTTTGATTAAACACGCGGTTGTAAATCTTTAATAAATCCCTTTGTTGGTTCGGGGTAAGAGCGTTTCGGTTTTCACGAAAAAACGAATCTAAATAACTGTATTCGTCTTCCGTTAGGCACTGGGGTTTTGTGTACCTCCAAATATCATTCAGCTTTTGTTTACGCTCCTCGCATCCGCAATCCTCGCCTAATATCCATTTTGCTACTTTTGCTATTCCTGTAACTTCCAAAACGGTTTCCACCGTATCGCCTAACCCCTCGGGTTTTTTCTTTGGTCTTGCCATAACTATTTATTTTTATTATTAAAATATTCTTGACTTAATTCGAATAAATCTTTTCTTAAAATTTCGTTTTCCTCTTTAAGTTTTTTTATTTCCCTTTCTAATTTAGAATGTTCGTGCCAAAATTCTTTAGCTCTTATTTTTCTTAATTCCAATTCTTTTTCAAGTATTTCTAAAATGTTGACCATAACGTTATTTAATAAATTCGTAATCCGTGTTTTTGTAATCTGCGTAATCCTCTTCCAAAACGCTTTTAATTTTCCTTTTGCAATTTTTTATCGTGTTGAAAATCGAACTGCTGGAAATCGTGGTTTCTTTTGCTATGTCCCTAATACTTAATTCCGTGTCTTTGTAAATGTTAAATAATTGCCTATCGTACCAATGCCATTTTTCGACTTCATGATTCATTAAAACAAGTAAACGCCCGTATGCTTCCTCACGTGCTAAATTTTCGGTTTCGTCTTTTAATAACGCCAATTTTTCCAAACTTACCATTTCGCCTTTTTTTTCAGTTTTGATAAATTGTAAAAATATATTGCGTAGCACAAAATACATAAATCCTTTATTAACCTTACCGTCTTGAATAACATTTTCGGGCTTGCAATACTTATGCAATCTTAAATACGCTTCCTGAACAATATCCTCGGCAAAAAAATCTTCGCCAAAACTTTTTACAAGTTTCACCCATTCCTTATGCTCTTTTGCGACTGACGTAAGCCATTCCACTTTATTAGTTTATGCTCAAAGCTAATGATTATTTTTTAATCAAACAATTCTCTTTGAGCTGTAATTGTAAACCTATTAGAAGCTTCTTTTATATTTAATATCGCTTGTTTATAATAGGAATCTTTTAACTCTATACCTATTGCGTTTCTACCCATAGATACGGGACTATAAACCTCACTACCGACCCCCATAAAAGGCGTAAATACAACTTCATTTTTATTAGAATATAAATAAACAATCCTATCTATTACATCTAATTGTAATGGATGTACGTGTTTTTCGTCATCGTCTTCTTTTGAATCTTTAAACGGTAATACGTTGTCAATTCTTACATCATCCCAAACACTCGACGCGTACCTTTGCCACGTTAAATGAGATAACTTATTTTCTCGTGGGTCTCCTGTAAAATTTAACCATTTTTTTCTAAAATCTTTATACTCGCCATATGTTTCTTTGTGGTTTTCTAAAAATGGATTTTCTCCAAAATATGGAAAATCTACTAAACCGTTTTCGTGCGTAACTGGGTTTTTGTTTTCTCCTTTTTTCTTAAAAATTAAAACATAATCGGGCATAGCTGTAAAGCATTTAGTCGCGTCTTCTACTATAAATTTGTGCATTAAACTTTGTACCATTGTACGCATCCTAACCTTTAACGGCTCTTTCCATATTGTTATACGGTTATGATATTCAAACCCATTTTTTTCGTGTAATTTAATTACTTCTCCTGAAAAATCCCATAACCTACCCGTATTTGTATGTACGTCCGTTACGTGTACGGCTGTAATTCTACCCGCTTTTGTTACTCTTGCCATTTCGGCTATTAAATAATCGTATTGAGCTAAAAATTGTTCTTTACTTTCGCAATTTGAAAAGTCTCTAAAATCCGAACTATAATTATACAGTCCTGCAAAAGGTGGAGAATATACCGATAAATCTACGCTTTCGTTTTTTAATGTTTGTATTACTTCCATACAATCTCCGTTGTATATTGCGTAATTTTCTGCTATTAATTGTTCCTTTACCATTTTTATAAAAATTTAGGGGTTATTACTGGTTTATTAAATTCTTTACTTTTTATCTCAAAATCTGCGTTAGTTTGGTTTATTAGTTTTTCAAACATTTGTATCGCTTTTTCTTTTTTTACTATTAAGCTATCTAATATCCTTTGTTGTCCATCGGAAATAACTAAATCTACGGTTACATTTCGTTTTTGTCCAAACCTCCAAAACCTACGTATAGATTGATAGTATTGTTCATAACTAAATGTAGGAAAATATACCGTATGGTTACAATGTTGCCAATTCAATCCAAAAGCCGTAATGGAACTTTTAGTAATTAGTCTTTGTATATTTCCGTTTGCAAAATCTAATAATATACCCTCTTTTTTATCGAGGCTCATCCCCCCTAATATCTCAACTGCATCATTATCTATTTGCTTTAATAATTTTCCCTCATCATTCAAATTAATCCAATATACCGACGTTTTGTTTTCTGCTAATTTTGTAGCCATTTCGCAACGTTGTTTTAATGTACTTCTAACTTCCTGTTTTATTTCAAAAAAATTAACTGCGGGGCGATTAAATAAACTTAATTGTCCATTTATTGCAAGGGGTTCTAAATTAGCTACCGTATGTATATTTTCAATAAGTTCGGGCAAATTATGTAATTTATCCGAATAACCTAAATCGCTCGGTTTTTTTGCAGATATACTCCAACTGGACACCCATTGCCAAAAATCATCCTCTGCGTGTGGTTTTAAATACCACTCGCAACCCGTATGCCTTATATCTATACTGTTATTATTATTCTTAAAAAATTTAGATAGCATATCCATATAACCTAAATATCCCAATGCTTCCGAACTCGTACCTAACTCGATATAATCATTTGGAGACGGCGTAGCTGTAAATAAAAACCTATATTTTACCTGTTTCAAAAACGCCGTTATTTGACCTTTAATAGCTCCATCAAAGTTTTTTAATATGCTGCTTTCGTCGAGTAATACACAATCAAAATCATAACTATTAAATTTATCTATGCGTTCATAATTGCAAACGACTATTTTAGTTTTAATTGTACCGTCTTTGGAATAACTTATATCGTCTATCCCGAATTTTTCAGCCTCTTTAATAAACTGGAACGCAACGGCTAAAGGCGTAATTATTAATACCGCTTTATTTGTATGCCTTAAATAGTTTGTCGCTATTGTTAATTGTATAATTGTTTTGCCTAAACCCGTATCTAAAAATACCGCGCATCTTCCTTTATTAATAGCATATTCTGCGACGTGCTTTTGATAATCAAACATTTGATTAGGAATAAAATTTACATTTATACCGTAATCGTTGGAACTATGTTTTTTCGATTCTAAAAACTCTCTATAATTCATTTTTTTTGTTTTTAATTAGACGCAAATATAAATATATTTTAAATGAAAAACAACTTATATCATTTTTTTATTTTTTTATTTAAACCCTTTTGATTGCCTGTAAACGTATTCGTCTAATGTTCGAAGCGTTTTAATGCTCACCAATGCGCCTGATAAAAAACGGTCTATTG